CAATCGCAAGGCGCTGTTGATCCATATACTCTTTAAATTGCTGCTCTTGAACACGAAGTTGCGATTCGAGCTGGTCACGCTGCATTTTAAGCTGTTGGTCTTGATATGCAAGCTGATTCTTAACGGCTTTGTCTTGCATCTCCATTTGAGTAGCTTGCAGTCTAGCTTGCGACTCAACCTGTGCAATCTGCATACGGCCTTGAATTTCAAGTGTCTTAGGATCTGGAGGTGGCGGTTGCTTGGCTGCCTCTTCCTTAGCTTTGGAGATTTGCTCAATCTCTTTAAGTGCCTTGCTAAACAACCCGTCAATTTCTTTGCCGCCCTTAAAGCGTTTAATAAAGTTTTGGAACAAGGATAAGCTAAACTGAGCTAAAGGCGGGTATTGCTCTACTAGGCCACGCATTTGGTCAAAGAATCCACCAGCGGCCTGAATAAGCATAGAGCCTTCCTGCTGCTGCTGTTGCTGATCGATAGCTACCATAGAGTCAGAAGCTATTTCGATGCGATAATTACGTTTAGTGTTATCCCTAAATATCTCTAGGATCTGCTGCTTCATCTCATCGACAAGCTGTAGCGGGTCCGGTGCCGGCGGTGCCATAGGTGGCATCGGTGCCATTCCTTCTTCCATTGGCATCCCTTCCGGTCCTGGCATTGGCTCAGAAGTTGGGGGAGGTGGCGGGATAAATATCGTAGGCTCGATTAAAGCGTCTGCGTCTGCTGTTTCAAATATGCGCTCTGGATCAAACTGTTCTGCAATAATCGTGCCAAGGTGCATGATGGCATCAGAGATAAACTTGCAAAACATATTCTGGCGTACGATTAAGCCAAGGGATGACCAAGCGCTTTCAAGCCTATTAGCCGTAGCTGACTTGTACTGCTCTGATGTACCCCGTAGCAGGTCTGACACCTTTAGTGTTTCATAAAGCTGCTGTAGTGCGCTTTGGCGGTTCTGCTGTAGCGTGTTAAGCACGTTTACGAACTGCTCAACTGGCAAGAACTCCATACCGCCTTGCAAGCCGCCTCGACCTTTGTTAGCAGTCCAGCCAGTAACACCGATACCTTTTAAGTCATCTTGGAATAGCTGCTCAAGGTAATCACCCATAGCAGCATCATAAAGAAAGTTAGGTCGTACTGCCTGAGTAAGAGCATGGATACGGGTGGTAAGGCGCTCAACCTCAAGGATTTGGTCTTTAACGTGGGAGTAGTCTGATACTGGGATAATGCTGTTAGGGTCTTGAGTTTGTCTGATAACGGAACAAGGATAAAAGCCCTCAAACTTGATAGGCGGCTCTGTCTCTTCAATTAGAACATCTTCGTTACCTGTTTGAATCCAGTAAACCTTATTAGTAGCTTCGCACCAGATTTCCCAGATTTCAGCCTTACCCTCAAACTTCTCATCTTGTCTGGTGGCATCCTTTTTGTTTGTCTCTGGAACACTATCGTAGTTTAGTTTGTTGGCTTTTTCTTCGCCAAATAAAGCCTCTGCTTCTTCCCTATCCAGGAAGGCACGCCTGGCTTGCCACTCGATCTCTGCCTCGTTCCTTGCGTCTGAGCAGCGGTAATCTGAGAACTGCACCACTTCGAGTATAGCTTTTTCGCTAACCTTTTGTTCAACTTCCAGCGAAGAAATAAGTATGCCGTTAGACGCTTCTGTAAAGCCCTCAGTATCGCCTTCATACGGTGTGCCATCTCCCTGAATAAGAGCGCCGTTAGGGTCACGAATTACAGCAATTTCTTGAAAGATATTTTCAAATTTAGGGGCATATCTAGCCCATAGTACGGCTTGGCCTGTTAGTAGGAACTGTAAAGCTGCGTTGTAACCGACTTTATCAAAGCTAAAGTGGCAATCCATTGAGTACTGAGTATTTCGCTCTAAGATAACGCTACCAAGCTCATAGGGCAGCCCTCCTGCTCGCTTGCGTAGGTTTACCTCAGCTTTTGGTGTGGAGCTGTAGTAAGCTGGCAAAAGAGTATTAACGCAGTACCACCATACGTTTAAGCGGCGTGGGGCATCTTTTAGGGTTTCTATCTCTTTAATGCCGTTAAATACTTTAATGGATTCTTCGGCTGATTTAATGAACTTTTCGTAGCGTCTATCGGCCTGAGTGATTTGGGCTTTCCACCAGCGTGGCGAGTACTTTTTAACTAAGGGCCGAATAGTTTTATTTTTCATATTTGAGGTCTTTTGTTTCTAGCCCGTATTTTAGCAATATAACTTTGTAATTTGACCATACCTCTATTTAGTACTTGCTCTGGTTCTTCCCACTTAGAATCAATCAAACGGGTTTTGCAGAGGTATCTTAAAGCATCGACGCCGTGGTCATTGCCTTTTGTATCTAAATCCTCTGGCTTTTGCTTGTCTATTGACATCGATGGTAAAGTCTCTAGCAAGTATGGGCAAGTAGCAAAAAAGTATATCAAGGGTGGATTTGCTACCAGCCGTTGTCTAATTTGTGCCCAACCAGACTGTCTATCATTATCGGCTTGTCTAAACGAGGGGTGTTTATACTTAGCAAACACAGTATTGAACTGATCGTTAATAGTGGGGCCACCTTGATTATTAAAGATGCTAGGGTCAGCAGAGCAGATAGGGTTTTCGCCTACTGATAGAGCTGCGATTCGTTCGGCTTGAGTGACGTTATCAACTCCTTTGCCCCAGAGTTCTCGATATATAATAATTGAGCCTTTAGGATATGGTACTTCCTTACCATCATCAGTACGTCCAGAACTAACAGCACCCCAGACAGCAGCAAAAGGAGAGTGATAACCCCAATCATAACCCATATAACGGGGCCAATGTTTAGGTACATTGAAAGGAGAAATGATATGTTTAGAGCTAAACTCAGGAAAGTAACTTCCTTCATGGATTTCAAAGTCTCCTTCTAGCCAGGCTCGCACCAGTTCTGGACTACCTACCATGTGCAAGCGGTTAATATAATCAGGGTCACGAGCGAGTAGGATTTGATTATCGTGCACCCTGCTAGGGATATAGATATAATCAAAACTAGAGCCGTTAGGTAACTCTTTTTTGAGCATTTTCATGCCCTTTGGCGCTGGCTTAATAAACAAAGCCTTTAGCCAGGAGTGGCCTATACCACCAGGGTTAAACGTAAGGATGATTTGACCACCTCCTCTACCTCGTAGTGCTCCGAATAGCTTCCAGATAGGGGAAGGGTCAGCATAGTTACCAGCTTCCTCTATAGCGCAATCTGAGAGGTTTTGGCCCTGGTATTTTTCAGCATCGGCATCATTGCCTAGAGGTCTAAAACGTAGGCGACCACCCGACAGGAAGGTAAATTGCTTTTTCTGGTCTTGCCAATGCGCTTTAAGGGGTAGGTAAATCTGTTTGGCACGTTCAATAAGGTCATCAGCTTGAGGCAGTTCTTTACGAAAAAAGATAGCATTGAAGTCAGCCCCTAATTGTTCTTGTTTGATTGCAAACTTGCCTAATACCCCGTCGGTCTTACCTCCACCACGTGCACCGCCATAGCCAATAAGCGTAATAGGGCAGTTTACCAAAGCCTCCTGAGGGCCGGATTGAGGCTGCCATACTACGTTTACATCTAAGTTTTCGGTCATTTGCCAGTGACTACGCAGTTAGAGTTATAGATTCGCTCTACTTCACACTTAGGATTCTGGCATACAAAGTAGTTACCCGTATAGCCAGCTGACATACTAAAGTAAGGTGTATTTTCCTCTATAAACTCAGTACTAATAACCTCACACTTAGGGCAACGCATTACTTGTGGCCCGTCCTCGTCTTTAAAGCTGTGTTCAACCCCCATAGTTATCCTTTAAAAAGTGGCAACGCTTCAGCTTCGTCTGAGTTCTCTAAGTACCCCGATATTACAGCAACAGCCAACATGGGCCTCGTCATCAGCGAGATGGACGTCTGCTTTATCCTTAGTGTTTTAGCACATAAACTACGTCGCCTTATGCTTATTTACCCCCCATACCTTATCGTAATCCTCTTTAGTTATTTTGTGGTCTAGTAATCGAAACCCTCTATTACACCGCTTTTTGCCACAAACTACCCAAACATTATCGGTAACTATAGCGCCTGGTAAGTAGCAATGCGGACACTTATAATACTCAATCCTCTGAGTCCTGGGTAAGATATTTTTGTACGAACTCTTCCTTGGACATCGGCTTGGCACTAACCACACTCCTAATCTCACCCGTAATCTCTAGGGTCTGCTGCTCGCTCCAGCCTAGTTTAGTCTTTAACAGGTGTAACAGGATAGGTGTATTTCCATTCATAGCCTCAGCTATAGCTACAGTAGCTAGCCCCTTCTGCATCTGACTCTGACCCTCTAAAAACTCTTCAGAGTAATACTTATCCAGCAAGTAAGGTGTAATCCTAGCAGCTAAAGCAGTACTGCTCTTAGACAAGCCCAATCGCCCCATATCCCGTATCTGTAACGCTAACTGCTCATCCTTCTGATGCTCCCTAGTCTGCGGCACCTCCCGCATAATCGGAGGCAGTATTTCTATTTCAGAATTTTTTAAAATCGGGGTCACCTCTATAACTTCACCCTGTTTTAAATCATCTTCTTTTTCCATTTTCATACCTTGTTATAAAGATTTATTGTAATGATTTCAGCTATGAAATTTTTTCATACTTGACAGGCTGTATACTTTGCCCCCCTAATACCCCTAGCAGCTTCTTAACCCCCTTCCCTTCTTGCGCTTCCTATAAAAGTATTATCATACAGTACGCAGCAGCGTATATCCCCTTCCTCCACACCCCTAACCCCTCCAGAGGGGAAGCTAATAGCAGAACAAAGTTTGAGTAATAATAGCGGAAATTTTTGTGGGTGATGAGCTATACATGTAACCGGTACCCTGCTCATTTTCGAATTTGTTTGCGAAACGGGATTTGTAGTTGTTGAACCCACGTTAAACCCTTGGATTTACTACCTATATTTACCTAACTAGAATTAGAAAACTAATAAGCTAGCCAAGCACCATAGGCAACTACGCGATATCATTAAGTAACTTCAGAAAGTCATCGCTACTCATACCGCTCAGCTCGTGTAGCATCGCTATCTCAAGCGGATAGTACATAACCTTCCATCGCTCACGATACTGCCACGCCTTCTGTGTGATACCTACGAGCGCACCTGCTTCTGTTTGTGTGAGCCCTAGCCTACGTCTCAGCTCGTAGTAAATGTTGCCCTTGGGCTTGCCGATAGTATGTTTGAACCTAGCCCTAAGCTTCTGTGAGTAAATAGACTTGAGACGTTCTGCCTTGTCATTCACTGAATATCTTAATCCTTCCAGCATCTCATTCAGAGTACGCTACTGTACCCAGACCTTGCAAGCGTTATTGCTAACCTATTGATATCACGTTGCAAGAAAATATCTTTAAAGTTTTTTCTACAAATACACGAATCTCCTGTATACAGATACTCATCTGATATAGTATGATTGTAATTGTGAGTGGGAATAACCCCAAGTAAGGAGAATATATGAGAATCAACAAAGTAAAATATAACGGCATAAAGCTATTATCTGATAACGGTAACGCTATCACCTTTACTACTTTGTCAAATAAAAGAGTATACGAGGCAAAATGGGCGTACGATGGGTCTGGCAATAAAATCTGGTCGGTGTCGCTATCGAGTCTCGACCCATTACGCAACAATCCTACTGATAGAATGAGGCTTTGGACGGAATACTTCCCTCGCAAAAATGACAATCATGAGATGTGGGCGTTTTTTGCCAGTAGCATCAACTAACAATAGCCTAGTGTGATTACAGGGTACTCTTCGGAGTGCCCGATAATCGCAATAGTGCGAGCAATAGGGGAATATATGAGAAAATACAAATACAAATTATATCTCACCGAAAACATGTACCTAAGTTATGTAAATGACTTTTTGACAGTCGCACGTTGCGCTGAGTGGTTCGGTATAACTCAGTCAAGCATGCATCGAATTATAAACTATTACCGCAACAAGTAGGCATAATCTGTTTAGTAACTAGGTAGGATATATGAGTATTAACGTATTGTTTTTATTACCAAATCGAACTATTGCAGAAAATTGGATAGTTGAGCTGTTGGCTAAGAGTCCACAAGAAATTTACGACAAACTGACGAAAATTAGTTACGACAACAATGAGGGATTGACTCGCAAAATTGGCAATGGGTCATTTGGTGACAAGGTAGAATGGAATCGAATTATGCGTACCGCTACAATCCCAAGTCCGTTGGTTAGTAAAAGGCGTGGCTATCAATTGATAACATTCAACCTATCAGCATAACTAGTGAGTAAATATATGAGCAAGAAATCATTTCAACAAGTATGTGAAGATAATTGGGCTGAAGATGAGGCTAGTTCATCCTATTACAACACTTGTTTAGGATGGCGTAAGGAATACGATGCGCAGTGGTACGAAGAGCAAAAAGCTAAAGAAATCAAATACTACGCTGAGCACGTATTTAATAAAGAGCTGTATAAAGATGCCTTACTCACTCGATTTGTGACGGCTTGGGATAGTGCCGATGAGTATTATAAAGACCATAACGGAGAAATGTAATTTATGGATAAAGAGCAATTAGCACGCAAGTTTATTCTTGAGAAATGGCTGGATCGTAATTTGGAACTCGCCGCAAGTTCTATCAGTTTAAGAGTTGCTTTTATTGCGGGATACGATTCTAGAAATGATGAGATGAAAAAGCTTCAGGAAGAAATTGAAACTCTTAAATATGAACTAAAAGAGGCATAATGGATTGTACTTGGATTGAAAATGATTTTCGCAAGCCTAGTAATGATAGAGAAGTTCTAGTTTATACAAGAATCGGAAAGCACTTTTTGGCTACGTATAGTGACAAGCTAGAAGGATGGTATAGCAATGGAAAAGACATTAGTGACTTGGTAACTCGTTGGTGCGAACTCCCTAAGACACCTGGTCGGTGTCAGCATTGCGGACAAGTTAAGTATTAGCCTCTAAAAGCCTCTAGGCTGCGTTCTTTAGCGTAGCCTAGGGGTAACCCTACCCCGCACCATTATCTTTCAACCTTGGGGCTGCTAGAGGGCTTAGCGGGCTATTCAGGGACATTATCATAGTTCCATCGCCTTTCTTGATAAACTGGCTTCTGTTTTCGTAAAACGGTTTTGGTTATATCATCCCACTTAGTCATAAAAGAACCATGATCGTTCCAGCCCGTTGGTTCTTGCATTAACTTTGCAAGGTATTCTTTCCTAGCCTCATCACTTTCAATCGTTGCCTGTATCTTTTTTGTAGTTAATTTGTCCCAGGTAAAACGTAATATGGCTTTCAACATACGTTCGTCTGCCTTCTCCAGATTTTTGCGAATGTAAGCGTTGCCGATGTTGTAAGCCTTTTGTTTTGCAGCTTCGAGCATGTCCGGCGTTGCAGTCTCGTACCAAGTATCGAATTTATCTTTTTGCATAAAATAATCTCCTTCTTAAAAATTAATCGAACGGACAAAAATCATCTTCATCATTTACCAGAGGGGGTATTTCGTACTCAGTACTTAGTATCTTTTTATTAGTAATATTATTCTTAGTATTATTATTCTTAGTATTGAGTATTTCGTACCCCCTCATCTGAGTATCTCTTACCCCCTCAGGGGGTATATTATGCCCCCTCTGGGGGTATTTCGTACCCCCTTTGCTGGTAAGTGAAATAACCCTTTTTCGACCATCATGTGAGACGGTCAAATAACCTGCATCGGCTAGTTTCTTGATTAGGTTTTGAATAGTCTTTTCAGAAAATCCGGTTTCTTCTGAAATATGTTTTCGTGACGCAAAACAAGGGAGATTCTTTGCTTCCCATTCTGCAACGTAAGCAAGAAGGATGGCTTCGTATGGGCCTAGTGTTCTTACTAAATGCTTCTTTGTGTTGAAAAAAGAGGTTTCTTGAGGTATTTTAGCCATAGTATTTTCATTTAAAACGCCCTATTACTTTGACCGGTATGGGGCGTTTTTTTATCGTTTCAATCAGTTATACCCTTCCAGAACAAAACCCTCAAGAAATTTTTATATATTCCGAAAATATCTCTGTACACAGGGCATCATACATGCTACTGTCAACAGTAAGGCAATTAAGCCAAGCAAAGGAGTATATGAGAAAGATACTAATAGCACTAACATTTATCCCGCTTGCTGCTTCTGCGCAGTCTGAGCCAAACGCCCTTGACTGGGCTATTGCTAATAGCGGGTTTGCTACCCCTGCCCCTGCCTACGGCCTACCAGTGCAACCAGTGCTGCCTGTACCGCAAGATAGGGGGCCATGGGGTACAGGATACTCGATTGTGACCACTACAAGGCCACAACGAAATATCTTTGATCGTGATCTAACCGGAAGCGAGACTGTGCAACGTGTTGTGCCTAATGATGGATTAGGCCAGCCGATGAGAGGTCTTGATCTAGGTTGGGGTAGGTAGTTGTTTAACGTGTAAATAGATGAGGAATATATGAGAAAGATATTGTTTGGAATACTTGGATTATTGGCCGCTGCTGTTTCCGGTTGTACTGGGATTGAAGCTGGTGGAAAGTTGTGGATAACTCGCGTCGATGAGCGCCAAGAATCGCAGAAAACCCATAACGTACCGCTCAAGTGCTACCTATGGGCCGACTGCTCTCAACCGACTAACGTTCAGGGGAGCTAATCATGAAGGCAATCAAAGAGCTCCTTTTCACGCCGACTGGCATCATGGTCACGATCCTGCACGTTTGTTTTTTTGTGGGGGTCATAACGACTGCTATTGGGGTTAGAGTCTATGTGCTAGGCGATGATCCAGCCATGGCAGTACGCGCAACAGTGGGTAGAAAGTGAGTGAGGACAAGAAAGAGGGTGGCGGCTGGGTAGTCGCTGCCCTTGTCCTACTCGCTTGCTATACGACGCTTCCAGAGGGCTTGGTCTACCATGGGGGGCGGTTACTCCGTCGCCCTGTGGTGGCTTCTAGGGGCCTTCTGGAGGCTGAAGTAGAGCGTGCCGCTGATGCTTATGGGCTATCACGCAAAGTGCTTAAAGCTCTGGTGAGAGTAGAGAGCGCTTACAACCCCAAAGCCGTCTCTAAAGTCGGTGCTAGGGGGATAGCTCAGATCATGCCCTTCAACGCTCGCCGCTGTGGGCTACCTAACGCTGATCATTTGTGGGATCCGACTTACAACCTACGTTGTGGGGCAAGGATTCTGCGCGAAGAACTTGATCAGCATGGGGACTTACAGCGAGCACTAACCGTCTACAACTGTGGGCGAGTTAAATGCGCTGAGGGGCAAAAATATGCAAAGAAGGTACTAGCGCTCAGTACTGTGTACTGATACTGTACACAAGCTGTAAACAATTAAGAGGGAATATATGATGACAATACTAGAAATAAACTATCCGCACTACAAGTTGCGACACCGTAATGGGCACGAGTTTACCGTCAAGGCATCACGCCTCGATGATGGACGGCTGGTGTTTGACCCGCTCCAGGGTTGGAACGATCTCTCAGTAGAGTGCCAGCAGGACACAGAGTCGCTGCTAGAGGCTATTGACGAGGCAATCTATAACGCAACTCCTGACAAGTTCGAGGAATAATGAGCAAGGAAAAACGATGGACGCAGTGCAGTTGTTGCGACAACTGGCAACCAATACGAGATGACGAAGCCTTCACCGATATAATGGGAAACAGGTGGCAGCAATGCGAGTTTTGCGAGACTGACTCCGGCCCCAGAATTATTATGATCGACGGCTTCGACTATGACGAGCAGGAACTAACTAAAGAGGAATTAAAAGAGTATGAGCAAAGAACTAACCACAACAAATAACTTCGAGATGCTGGCAACATTACGCAACACAGTAGCACCAGGGCTAACTGACCCTGAGTTTATGCTATTTGCTGAGATGTGTCGGGCGACTGGGCTTAACCCAGCAACTAAGGAAATATGGGCTATTAAAGCAGGTGGACGCTTGCAGCTAATGACAGGCATCAATGGCTTCTTAAAGATTGCCAACAGCCACGCACAGTTTGACGGCATGGAGGTCACGTTTGAGTGGGATGACAAGCAGCTAGTAAGCGCTACTGCTAAGGTCTACCGCAAGGATAGGCGCTTCCCTAGCATCGCTACCGCTTACATGGCTGAGTACGGCAAAACAACGCCTATCTGGAAACAGATGCCTTCAATCATGCTAAGCAAGTGCGCTAAGAGTCTAGCCATAAGAGAGGCGTTCATCAACGAATTGGGTGGCCTCTACACTCAAGAGGAAATGCCCTCTGAGTATGCACCGCCTAAAGCCTATGAGGCGCCACCTATCGATCCAGCAGTGCATGGCGATGTAATCGAGGTAGGGCAACGGCCTAAAGCTGTTGTGACCTTCTACGATACCAGCAGCCTTGACGGTGATCAGCGCCTTGCAGCAGAGCGGTACTTGCGAAACTGTGAGGCAAAACAAATAAACGAAACAGTATGGCGTTCACCAATTAGACTACAACGATTATCGCAGTGCATTACAGACGGAGTTAAGGATGATTCAGCTTTGGAAGCGTAAACGGTTACGATTATTAGTAAGAGTTAAAGGAGTTATAGGGTATGACAATAGAGATAGAAAAAAGACAGGATGCACCCAGGGAAGGGGCAATGAGATTCACCGTAATAGTGGAAAAGAAATTCGTCACTTATTTGAAGAACTATGCAAAGAAACACCAACTAAGAATCACAGACATGATAGGGGATTGCTTTGAACAATACATCGAACGTCTTAAATCAGGTCGTGAAAGACATTAAAGCGCTTATTAAACAACTAGAAACCAGCAAGGAACCTCTCTCTGAGTTTGAGAAAGGACAAGAGGAAGGACTGCGCTGGGCTCTGGATGTAGTAATGGAAATAAAAAACCCCGAAGATTAACGAAGCAATCAACGGGGTCGGAATATATGATAAACACAGGATATCAGAAAAAGAGACAAGTTGTCGAGATAAAACAAGTAGTAGAAAAAGTAGTAAATAAAGTAAGGAAAAGTATGAATAAACCAGTGCAAAACTTTAGAGACAGAGGACTAGACGTAGCAGTGTGGCCTGCTAAAAACGGTGGCTACAGCTTTACAGTACGCAAGACCTACAAGAACAAACAATCTGGAGAGTATGTAGAAACTAAGTACCTCTACAAAGAGGAAGTAGAAAAGCTAATAGAGCTACTGCAAGAGGCTGTAAAGTACGCAAGCAATCGAGCAGAGCATGACGTAGAGCACATGGCCTCTGGTGGGTTTAACGGCCAGCCAAAGAAGAGCGCTGACATTGATATGGATGACATCCCTTTCTAACCATGATTACACTGCCCTACACCTTCAAAGAAATGCTCGTAGCTGTTAAGTCTGCTGAGGTTAGGCAGTACGAAGCAGAGCTACTAGGCTGCAAAGATAGAATGCCAGTTAAGTCTGTACTTGATGCGCTAGAGATACACACTGTAGGAGCTTTAGCAGAGCTTAAAGTATCCCAGTGGCTAGGCAAAAAAGTACAGCTAACCCATGGCACGTTTAAAAACGTTGCAGATTGTGGGCATGACGTAGAGGTTAGGGCAGTGCGTAAAGAGGACGGCAAGCTAGTCATTAGAGATAATGACCCAAAAGATAGACGCTACATACTGACATATGTGACCCGCTGTAGCGTTAAACTGTTGGGCTGGCTGGAAGGCTACCTTGCACTAGAAATGGGCGTTAGAGCTAATCCTGGAGGCTATAAAGAGGCGTGGTTTGTGCCACAGGATAAGCTGTGGGGCATGGAATCGTTTGAGAGGTAGAGATGAGTAAAACACCTGAAGAGCCAACAAAACTAAAGTGGATAACACCAGAACAGAGAAAAGAGTTCCGTGGCATCTTTAAACATGAAGATGAGATATGGCCGGACTCTTATGTTCAGTTGTGGATACCAAACGATTTTAATCATTACGCTATCGTCTTAGGCTTTAAGGCATTAGCTCAGGATGGCAAAAAGATTCTTGTAGCTGGATTTAAAAATCCATTTGGTGAGGATCCAGAACCTCTTTACCTGCCAGCAGATGAATATAAACACTGGTGCGAGCTTCCAGGTTTGACTGAGGAAATGCAAGCAAAGCAAAGAGAGATTTGGGCCGAAGCAGATAAAGGAAACCGAATGTATCCATATCCAGAAAGAACTA